TGGAAATATCCATATCATATTGTTCACCTTAATCGTTCTTCTGGTGCTCTTATGATTCCTGTTGGAACTTATCATCGCAGCACTTCTGGAGGAGAGGGATCTATTGTTATCAACCAAGCAATTCGTGATGATGAGTTTGATCCAGAGACAGAGTTTATTCCAGTTTCTGCTGGACAAAATCAAGAACTCTATTGTATACTGGCACATGAGAAACCAGTGATCCACACTATTGGCGAGTAATTTATTATGAGTGATTTTATCTGGACGGAACGATACAGACCTCAAACTATTGACGATTGTATTCTTCCTGAAACTACAAAGACTATGTTTCGGGACTTTCTAAATAAGGGAGAAATCCCGAACATGCTTCTTGCTGGCCCTCCTGGTATCGGTAAGACCACTGTTGCAAAAGCACTCTGCAATGAACTTGGAGTAGATTATTATGTCATCAATGGATCCGACGAAGGTAGATTCCTCGATACTGTCCGAAACAATGCGAAGAACTTCGCTTCGACCGTCTCGCTTGCCTCAACTGCTAAGCATAAAGTCATCATCATTGACGAGGCAGATAACACGTCCAATGATGTACAACTCTGCCTACGGGCGTTTATTGAGGAGTTTGCTGGCAACTGCCGATTCATCTTCACCTGCAACTACAAGAACAAGATTCTTGAACCCCTTCACTCCCGATGTGCAGTCGTTGAGTTTGGAGTCAAAGGAAAGGAACGAGCAAAGATTGCAGCACAGTTCTTCAAGCGTATCCAAGAAATCTTGGATGCAGAAGGTGTTGAATATGATAACAAGGTCCTGGTAGAACTTATTAACAAGCACTTCCCCGATTGGCGTCGTGTTCTGAATGAGTGTCAACGTTATTCCGTGAGTGGAAAGATTGACTCAGGTATCCTTGCATCGTTCTCTGATGTTGCTGTAAATGATCTCGTTAAAAACCTTAAGGAAAAGAACTTCCCTGAAGTTCGTAAGTGGATCGTTTCTAATCTGGACAATGATCCTAATGTACTTCTGCGTCGTGTTTATGATGCTCTTTACGAAGTTCTGGACGGTCCTTCCATTGCTGCTGCTGTCCTCATCGTTGCTAAGTATCAGTATCAGTCAGCATTTGTTGCCGACCAAGAAATCAATCTTCTGGCGGCGATGACAGAAATCATGGTTGAATGCAATTTCCGTAATTCATTTTGAGTGTAATTTTAAATTATTTATGCGAGTGTAACTTTAAATGATTGTATCCGAAGAAGTTGCTAAGTGGGCAGCAGATGAGTTTATAAACTACTTTTCCCACTTTACTAATATTGAAGACTACCTTAGGTTTGTGAAGAAAGAGGTAATTGACTCTTCTCCTTCTTTGGTGTCACTTGAAGATGAGTTCTTTAATGAAGATATTCATCCTCAAGATATGGAGTTTGACGTTAAGTTTGTTGGTAACCGTTTTCAGAATGCGGTTCCTCATGAGCATTATGGCAACTTGTTGAAGGTAGTTTCTTCTCATAATAATGAATCCAATATTCCTGGTAGGGAATTACGCTGGATGGTGTTTGAAAAGAATACCAAGAAAGTCATAGGATTCATTCGGTTTGGATCTCCTACAATCAACTCTAAACCAAGGAATATTTGGTTAGGTAAGGCACCAAATCTTTCCATCTTTAATCGTCATGCTGCGATGGGATTTGTGATTGTTCCATCTCAACCCTTTGGGTACAACTACCTTGGTGGTAAACTTCTTGCACTTCTCTGCTGCTCACACTATGCCCGTGAGACACTGAATGAAGTGTTTGAGAAGGACATTGCCTTGTTTGAGACAACCTCTCTCTACGGGTCTTCTACTGATGCTTCACAGTATGATGGACTCAAACCATTCATGCGATATAAAGGATTGACTGAGAGCAAGTTTCTCCCTCTCATGCATGACAAGCAGTTTCATAAACTCCACAAAGAGTTCACGAGACTGAACAACAATACACCTCTAACTGACAACAAAGCATCATCAAAGAAGACGAAGCGTCAGACTAGGATGATCTCTATCATCAAGAACTCTCTTCAAGATCAAGATAAGTTGAATGAGTTTAACAGTGTAATCTCTACTGCATTTAATCTTACTCAGAAGAAGAGGTTCTATATCTCTGACTATGGATACTCAAATGTCCGTGAGGTGATTCTTGGTGAGCAAGATGAACTTGTTCGTGGTCCAAACTGGGATAAGTTCTATCTGGAGAACATCATCTCTTGGTGGAAGAAGAAAGCAACCAAGCGATATGAAAAACTAAAGGAAGAGGGTCGGTTCCGTAATAAGGTTGAACTCTGGACAGAAGACGACAACATTCAGATTATACGATGACATACGAATTGAAAGATTGGTTGAACTCAATTAACCAAACAAAGAAAAATCTTCTAGAAGAAGATCCTTCAGCAAAGTATCCTGCATATATTGTGAACAGGTGCATGTCTGGTCAATTGGACACAGTTCTGTTTGCAAATGAGATGAATATGAATTCTCATCTTGATCCAAACCTCCAGTATCAGTTTTATATAAATAGTGTGAGAAAAAGGAAGAGATTCTCTCCCTGGCTCCGAAAAGATGAGATCAGAGATTTAGATTATGTAAAACGTTATTATGGTTATAGTAACGAAAAAGCAAAACAGGCTCTGAGTATTCTTACCAAAGAACAATTGTCATTCATTAAATCAAAATTTGAGACTGGAGGAAAAAGATGATTACAGAACCTGAAGTTAAGTGGTCTGCGGATCAAATGATTGAGGTCACTCTGAACGAACCAGATGACTTCCTTAAAGTTCGTGAAACTCTGACTCGTATTGGAGTTGCATCACGCAAAGAGAAAAAGATCTATCAATCTTGCCATATTCTTCATAAGCAAGGTAGATACTACATTGTTCATTTCAAAGAACTGTTTGCTCTTGATGGTAAGCACGCAAACTTGACTGTGAATGATGTTCAGCGTCGTAACAGAATTATTCAACTTCTTTGCGATTGGGGTCTCGTCACGGTAATTGAACCTGAGAAGGTTACCGATATTGCACCTTTGAACCAAATCAAAGTTCTTTCTTATAAAGAGAAGAATGAGTGGGTTCTTGAGACCAAGTACAATATTGGTAAGAAGAAAAAAACCGAAGAAACCGTATAAATAAAACGTCGCTCTTTCGTGCGCGACTCTATACATACGGAATATACGCTACTTTATGGGGGGTTAACCACACCCCTCTTTTTTTGTCTTCTTGTATAATTAGTAGTGGATGCCTTCGGGGTCCACAAAAACAAATCTCGCTTTAACAAGGAGCTACCATAATGACTAACCTCATGAAGTATCATAGTGCCGATCTTTCTACACTGCTTGATAAGATAAATAGACATAGTATTGGTATGGATGAATACTTTGATCGTCTGTTTAAACTCCACGAAACGACATCAAATTACCCTCCATACAATTTAGTTCAAGTCAGTAATGTAGAGTCCCGACTTGAACTTGCACTTGCAGGATTTAAGAAGGAAGAAGTCAATGTTTACACTCAAGACGGTAAACTCTTTATTGAAGGTCAAAAAGAGGATAAAGAAACAGAAACTAACTACTTGCACAAAGGTTTGGCTCAACGGTCGTTTACACGAGCGTGGACACTCTCTGATGACACGGAAGTTGGATCAGTTGATTTTGAGGATGGGCTTCTGACAATCTCTCTTGGAAAGATTGTTCCAGAGCATCATCAACGTAAGGATTGGTTCTAATTCCCTAACATTTTTCTTATATTCAGTAGCGGTTGTGACAGATATTTGTATCAACATGATACATAATTGCTATATAATTATGACCTATGGAGGAGACGATGAATTTCACAACCGCCACCTTAACATTGGGAACAGCAATGACTCTTTTCTTTGGGGGAACGATCGCCGCCGTTCTTCCCTGATACTTCCTGATTAATACAACTGAATAATGTCGGCGCAGACGGGGAGGTAACTGGCAAAATCCATTGACACCTCCCCTTTTTAATGGTAGAATACTAAGAGGTATCAAATCGCTATGAGCATACAACTTGCACTTTTGAAGTCTGGTGAAGAAGTAATCGCAGACATCAAAGAATTCAGAAATTCTGAAGATCAGTTGGTTTCTTATCTGTTTAAAGATCCACACTGCATAAAGATCAATACCTCAAAAGTCTTGATGGAATCTGAAGAGAGTCCAAAGCATGAGGTGATTTTTTACAAGTGGATGTCTTTGTCTAAGGACACTGATATCATTGTGGATAAAGATTGGGTGGTTTGTATAGTAGATCCACTTGATGCAATTGAAGAATCTTATTCTAGGAGGACAAATGGAGGAGGAAGTGAATCTACCAGTGGATCAAATGGTGGAGGAGACTCAGATTCAAATTCTGTACTTAGTGAATCGGTTAGTTTTACTGAGTGAGATTGATGAAGTACTAGCAGACATTGGGCAACCAGACTGTAAACTTATCAATCCATGCATTGTTGAGAATGGCACACTAACCCCTTGGTTATCAGATCTTACAGATGGCAACACAGTCATGATGAGTTCTGATAAAATATTGACAATGGTTGAACCCAACCAAAAACTACTTAATGAGTATCGTTCTATCACTAAATGAGATTCTACACTAACGTATACCAACGATTTAATGAAATTCTTGTTCGTGGGTATGAAGATGGGAAGCACTTCGCTATCCGTGAAGAGTTCTATCCCACCTTCTTCGTCCCATCAAAGAAGGAAACACAGTACAAAACTTTAGATGGTAAATTTGTAGAACCCATTAAACCTGGAAAGATTTCTGAATGTAAGAATTTTGTAGATAAGTATTCTGGAGTAGAGGGATTCAATATCTACGGAAATGACCGTTATATTGCACAATACATTTCCGAGAAGTACCCAGAAGATGAAATCAAGTTTGATATTAACAAGATCAAACTAGTCACAATTGACATTGAGGTTGCTGCCGAGGGTGGTTTCCCCGATGTCTTTAATGTTGCCGAGGAACTGCTTGCAATCACACTGCAGGACTATGCAACCAAACAGATCATCTGCTTTGCATCTCGCCCATTCAATAACACCCGTAAGGATGTCAAGTATATGCAGTGCTACGATGAGTTTGATCTGATCAATCGGTTCCTTGATTGGTGGCAGACTAATACTCCAGAGGTAATCACTGGATGGAACTGTGAGATGTATGATATACCGTACATCGTAGGCCGTATTGGTCGTCTTATGGGGGACAAGGTTGTCCGCAAACTTTCTCCTTGGGACAATGTTCATACCCGTGAGATCACAGTGCATGGTCGCAAGCAGTTGACCTGTGAGATGGCAGGCATTACTGTGATTGATTACCTAGACCTCTACAAGAAGTTTACTTACACTAACCAGGAATCTTACCGACTGGACCATATTGCCTTTGTGGAACTGGGTGAGCGTAAGTTGGATCACTCTGAGTTTGAGACCTTTAAGGACTTCTATACTCAGAACTGGCAGAAGTTTATTGAATACAACATCCGAGACGTTGAACTTGTTGACCGAATGGAAGACAAGATGAAACTGATTGAACTTGCGTTGACCATGGCGTTTGACGCAAAGGTAAACTTTACAGATGTTTTCTTTCAGGTACGCACTTGGGATGCGATCATCTATAACTATTTAAAGAAGAAGAACATAGTTATCCCTCCCAAAGAGAGATCTGAGAAAGATTCACAGTACGCGGGGGCGTATGTCAAGGAACCGATTCCAGGAAAGTATGATTATGTGGTAAGTTTTGATTTGAACTCACTTTATCCTCATCTTTTGATGCAGTATAATATAAGTCCAGAAACTTTGATAGATGAAAGGCATCCAAATGTTAATGTTGAAAAAATTCTCAATGAGGAATTAGATTTTTCGGAATATAAAGAATATTGTGTTTGTCCCAATGGTGCTATGTATAGAAAAGATAAAAAAGGATTTCTTCCCGAATTGATGGAAAAAATGTATAATGACCGAGTTGTCTTTAAAAAGAAGATGATTGAAGAAAAGAAAAAACTTGAGCAAATTGAATCCGAAATAAAAAGGAGGGGAATTACATAAATAGTGCTATGGGAAATCAATATTTCAGATGCATTACTTCATATACAAAACAACAAATTTTTTAAACGGAAAATATTATTATGGGGCACATTCTGCTGAAAATATAAATGATGGTTATTTAGGTTCTGGTGTTGCCTTAAAGAAAGCAATAAAAAAATATGGAAAGGAAAATTTTTATAGGGAAATCGTGGAATTTTGTAATGGAGAAGATGAAATGTATCTAAAAGAAGAAAAAATAGTTGCGAAAAACTACAAAAAAGAAGAGTGCTATAATATAAATGTTGGAGGAAAAGGCGGTTGGAACTATGTAAATTCTAATGGTATTAATTTGGGGGATAATAATATTATGAGAAAATCATCAGAAGTTAGAAATAAAATTTCAGAATCTCAGAAAAAACTTAAAACTGGAAATCCAAAATATGTTGATGTAGCAAAAGAAAACTTAAAAAAAGCAGTTAAAACCAATACTGGCAAAAAAAGACCAGAACATTCTGAATTTATGAAAGATTGGGCAACTAATTATTGGAAAGAAAATAAAGAATATATTAGAGATTGTCTATCTTCAACATTTAAAATAACATCCCCAAAAGGAGAAGAAATTATTACCAATAGATTTGAAGAATGGTGTAAAGAAAATAATTTACCACATTCAACTCTTTGGACAAGTAGCAGTAAAAATGGTAAAGTTATTACAAAAGGTAAGGCAAAGGGGTGGAAATGTGAACTTATCTGAATTGACCGATTCTCAACTAAAATCATTACGGGTAAAAACCATAAAAGAGATTGCTAGATGTAATAACATTCAGATGGCAAAAAAAATCTCTCTAAATTCAGCCTATGGAAGTTTGGGAAATTCATACTTCAGGTATTTCAAACTAGCAAACGCAGAGGCAATCACCTTGTCTGGTCAGGTTTCAATCCGCTGGATTGAGAACCGCATGAACAAGCGTCTCAATAAAATCTTGAAAACGGAGAATACTGATTATGTTATTGCTTCAGATACTGATTCCATTTATCTTAATCTGGGTCCTTTCGTTGACGCTGTATTCAAAGGCAGAGAGAAAACTTCTGAGCAAGTTGTTGATTTCCTTAACAAGGTCTGTGAGGTGGAATTTGAACCTTATATTGAAAGTTCTTACCAAGCGTTGGCGGACTATGTGAACGCCTATGACCAGAAGATGCAGATGAAGCGAGAGAACATCGCTGACCGTGGCATCTGGACTGCTAAGAAGCGGTACATCTTGAATGTCTGGGATAGTGAGGGTGTGCGATATGCAGAACCCAAACTGAAGATCATGGGTATTGAAGCAGTTAAGTCATCCACACCTGCACCCTGCCGTCAGATGATTAAGGATGGACTCAAACTGATTATGAGTGGAACTGAAGACCAAATCATTTCATACATTGAAGATTCAAGGAAAGAGTTCAAGAAACTTCCTATTCCTGAGGTTGCATTCCCCCGATCTGTGTCTGATGTAAACAAGTACAAGTCAAGTTCTGATATCTACAGTAAAGGAACCCCGATGCATGTAAGGGGAGCACTGCTATATAATTTTTATGTAAAAGAACGTGGTCTTCAGAAGAAATACGCTTACATTCAGAATGGGGAAAAGATTAAGTTCTGCTACCTGAAAAACCCAAATCCAACCAGAGAGAATGTAATTTCATTCATTCAGGATTTCCCTAAAGAACTTGATCTGGAAAGGTTTGTTGATTATGACATGCAGTTTGATAAAGCATTTCTAGAACCAGTAAAGGCAATCCTAGATGCTATTGGTTGGTCAGTTGAACGAAAAGTAAGTCTGGATAGTTTCTTCTCATGAAGTATACCGTTCTTTGGTCTAAGCAAGATAACGGGGACTTATCTCCTCTGGTTGAAAGAAAAGAGTTTGAAAACCAATATCAAGCAAATTGGTTTGCAAATGAGATGAAAAAGAGTTATAATTGGGTTATCTGCGTTGAATCTAAAAACCTGTAGGAGCATTAATGGATCTACCTATCAACGACAAAGAACTTAATACTATTGTCAAGGCAATGGCATTAGGTGGTGATACTGCACTGTATCAAAAACTGAAACTGGTAAAGGAACTGCGTGAGCAGGATTTACCTTATAGAAAAATTCTTCGTGAACAATACGGGATGGTTGCTTGATGAAACTTTTTAAAAGATGTTTTATGCATTGGAGAGAACTAATGTCATATGATGGAACAGATCCCGAATTTGATCTTGAGGATTATGAAAACATTTTTTGGGACTATCTAAATTATTCTTATATTAGACCAGAGTGGAGAAATTAATGGACTTTTTAAAAGATATTGTAAAAGAGATTGGTGGTGAGTACACACAACTTGCTGCAGATATAGACGAGTCGGAAACTTATGTTGACACAGGTTCGTACATTTTTAATGCACTGGTTTCAGGTAGTATATTTGGTGGTGTATCTGGGAATAAGATTACTGCTATTGCTGGAGAGTCTTCTACTGGAAAGACTTTCTTTTCTCTCGCTGTGGTTAAGAATTTTCTTGATTCTAACCCCGATGGTTATTGTCTCTACTTTGATACTGAGGCCGCTATTAATAAATCCCTACTTGAGTCTAGGGGTATTGACCTCACTCGGTTAGTTGTGGTTAATGTCGTAACCATTGAGGACTTTCGTGGTAAGGCATTGAAGGCAGTTGACCTATACTTAAAAAAACCTGAAGAAGAACGCAAACCTTGTATGTTTGTGTTAGACTCTCTTGGTATGCTTTCCACTGAGAAAGAGATTACTGATGCACTGAACGACAAACAAGTTCGGGACATGACCAAATCTCAACTGGTCAAAGGTGCATTCCGTATGATCACCCTCAAGTTGGGTCAAGCTAACATTCCCATGATCGTTACCAATCACACCTATGATGTTATCGGATCTTACGTTCCTACTAAAGAAATGGGAGGAGGCAGCGGCCTCAAATATGCAGCGTCTACAATCATCTATCTCTCAAAGAAAAAAGAAAAAGATGGAACAGAAGTGGTCGGCAATATTATCAAAGCTAAGACTGCTAAGTCGCGTTTAAGTAAGGAGAACAAAGATGTTGAGGTACGTCTGTTTTACGATGAGCGTGGCCTTGATCGTTATTATGGTCTTCTTGAACTCGGTGAGATTGGCGGTCTCTGGAAAAACGTCGCAGGACGTTATGAGATTGACGGTAAAAAAGTATACGCCAAACAAATCCTCAAAGATCCAGAAACTTATTTCACACAAGAAGTAATGGAGAAGTTAGACGAGATTGCACAAAACGAATTCAGTTATGGTGCTTCTTGATGACTTTGTGAGAGTTTATGATGGTGCTCTAGACTCTGGTGTCTGTGATGCTTTGATTCAAATCTATGAATCAAATTCAGAAAAGCACGAACGGATTGATGAGCAAAAGAAACCATCATTTACTCAATTTAATTTAACTGCAAATTCTTCTGATTATGATGACTTGCATAATCATTTGATTGAGAAAACATTTCAGTATAGGAATGATTACTATGAATTTGTAGACAAGAGAGTCTTCCCCAGTTCACATGCCTTTGAGCAGTTCAGGATTAAAAAGTATAATCCTGGAGGGGAAGACATGTTTGATACTCATGTGGATGTACAAGACTATGCATCCGCCAGAAGGTTTCTATCATTCATGTGGTATTTGAATGATGTTGACTCTGGCGGTAAGACAGTTTTTAATGAGTTGACAATTGACCCTAAACAGGGTAAACTGGTCGTCTTCCCACCCTTGTGGTTATTTCCACATAGGGGAGAAGCGCCTGATGATGATCCAAAGTACATCCTCAGTACATACTTGCATTACAAATGATGGAAAAGGTTGAAACAACAGTAATCAAAAACCTTATTTTCAATGAGGATTTTTCTAGAAAGGTTTTGCCTTTTATTCGTGGGGAGTACTTTGAGAACTATCACGAGAAAGTAATCTTTGAAGAGATTGCTAAGTTTATTGTAAAGTACAATAGTCTACCAAGCAAAGAAGTAGTCTTGATTGAGTCAGAGAAGAGAACTGACTTGAGTGATGATGTCTTCAAGAAGATTTGTGAGTACGTTACTGTACTTGAAGATAGTCCTAATGACAATCAATGGTTACTTGACACTGCAGAGAAGTGGTGCCGAGATCGTGCTATATATCTAGCATTGGTTGAATCTATCAGCATTGCAGACGGGAATAGTGAGAAGAAAAGCAGAGATGCTATTCCTTCTATTCTGTCTGATGCACTTGCTGTAAGTTTTGATAATAATGTAGGTCACGATTATCTTCATGATTATGAAGAACGATACGACTTCTATCATCAAACCGAAGACAAGATTCCTTTTGATCTGGAATTCTTCAACAAGATCACAAAGGGCGGACTTCCTAATAAGACTCTCAACATTGCTCTTGCAGGCACTGGTGTTGGTAAGTCTCTATTCATGTGCCATATTGCTTCTTCTTGCTTACTTCAAGGTAAGAATGTTCTTTACATCACAATGGAGATGGCAGAGGAAAAGATTGCAGAACGTATTGATGCTAATCTCTTGAACATCAATATTCAAGAGATTGCAAATCTTCCTAAGGCAATGTTTGAGACTAAGGTTAACAACATTTCCAAGAAGACTCAGGGTACTCTTATAATTAAAGAATATCCTACAGCATCAGCACATAGTGGACACTTTAAGTCACTTATTAATGAACTTGCACTTAAGAAGTCATTCCGTCCTGATATTATTTTCATTGATTACCTTAATATATGCTCTTCCTCCCGCTATAAGTCGGGTATGTCTGTCAATTCATATAGCTATATCAAAGCAATTGCTGAAGAACTTAGAGGGTTGGCTGTTGAAGCAAACGTCCCTATCGTTTCTGCCACGCAGACCACTCGTTCTGGTTATGGTAGCAGCGACGTTGAACTCACTGATACTAGTGAGTCCTTTGGTCTGCCTGCTACTGCTGATCTTATGTTTGCCCTTATTTCTACAGAAGAGCTTGAGAACTTGGGACAAATTATGGTGAAGCAATTGAAGAATCGCTATAACGATCCTACGATGAACAAGAGGTTTGTTCTAGGTATTGATCGTGCCAAGATGCGTCTGTATGATTGTGAACAGTCAGCACAGAATGATATTCTTGACAGTGGACAGGAACAAGAGTATAATGGTGGGGAAGAAGACAAATTTGTTAAAAAATTCGCATCACTGAAATTCTAACTATGGAAAAGTATATTGATTTTGAACGCTATCAAAAGTTTGTGGATGCTGTTACTAGCGATGCCTCTACAGATTTTCTCGCTCTTTCTGACCGTCTTGTTGCCCTTGACGAGAAGGGTGCCAATATTGAGCGACTTCTTACTGCGGGTGTTGGTATTAATGCTGAGGGTGGGGAGTTCCTTGAAATCATCAAGAAGATGGTTTTCCAAGGAAAACCTTGGAACGACGATAACCGTGAGCATCTTATTATTGAACTCGGTGATCTTATGTGGTACGTTGCTCAAGCCTGCATGGCACTCGGCGTCTCCTTTGACGAAGTGATCGCCACTAATGTGACTAAACTTGAGAAGCGTTATCCTGGTGGTTCCTTTGATGTTTACTATTCTGAAAATCGTGCTGAGGATGACCGATGATTAAAGTTGAAATTGATTTGAGAACTGCCGCTTCAGTTCGGCAAGTTCTCTACAAAGAACAAGAACGATACACTTACGATCCTGCTTGTGTCCCTGAACGTATTTCTGATATTCGTAGTGTCATCCAATCCATAGATGATCAAATTGAAGCAGAACTTGGAGAAGAAACCAATGACTAAAAAAACTTTTACTGGAAAAACTGGTGACGTGTGGACTTGGGAAGAAACTCCCGAGACTGTTGAAGCACTCAAACAACTCCACAACACTGTAGTGAACAACCGAGTCAATCGTCCTCACGATTATCAAGGACCACTGTATGCTCCCCATCCTGATATTAAAAAATGAAAC